ACCGGCGTCATGTTGCTGCCGGTGTACTTGGCATCCGAATAGGTGCCGCGAAGCTTGTCGTAATTCACGGCGACACCCATGGCCACGCCGCGCACGACACCGCCGATACTGCCGGCGCGGAGCCCGGCCCTGACCATCCCGCGCGCTTGTCCGCATCCACCGCAAGGCATGTTTTCGTTCTCCTAATCTCGCGTCAGCAATCGCCGCTGACTGTCCTCGGTCACGCGCCGCATTTGGTCGGAATAAGCGGCGATGTTCGCCAGGCATTCCTGCAGCTTGCCGTACTCCAAGCTGATCGCCTCCATCAGCTGGCGAATCTGATCGGGCGCGCTCTGCCTTCGAAGATCAGGCATTGTCACCTCCGCGTTGTCGGCACCGGCGCCGGCGGCCAGGGGCTTGGCATCGTATAGACCGGCGGGCTGCACACTGATCGAGTGCAAAAGCAGATCGGTCCCATGGGTTGCTCCCTACACGATTGGAATGTACGTCACCACTTTGCTGAGCCGCGTTAGGCCCCAGATCGCCGCGTCGAGTCGGTTGGGCGAGCCGTCAATCTGCCGATCCCACTCCCGCGAGAACTCCATCATTTCCGCTTCCAGCTTGCCGAGACCAGGGCGGTGCAGGACTCGGCCCTTCTCATACAGCAGCGAGATCGGTTCGGCCCGCATCACCTTGCCGCGCGAGGCCGAGACCTCGTTGATCCGAATCATTTCGGTGTCGCGCTGGCCAGCTGCATGGCGCCGGCGCGCCGCTTCGATCAAGACCTCGGTGGCCATGTCGCCGCCGAAGTTGCGCTCGACCACGATATCATCAGCGTCGAAATCGTCGGAGGCTTTGACCGCAGCGTCACCCCATTGCGCCGGGCTGCCGGTGAGCGTGCGGTCGGCCAGCACGGCATAGCGGCCGTCGTTGAGCAGTGCCGCGACCACGATTCCGATCTCGTCGCCGCCGCCGGACGGGTCCACGCCAACGGTCACTTGCTCGATGGCCTCCTCGTCGAACTCGTCGCGCCTGATCCAATCGTCCTTGAACATCGCGTTGACCGGATCGAGCAGCATGTTGCCCATCAGCTCCTGCCGGCCGAGCCGCGTGCCTTCGTAAAGGTCGCGGACCTGGCGCAAGAACGCGGGCGATAGGTGTTGCGCGTTGTCGAAGGTGGTCCCGGTGGTGATCGACACGCCTTCGCGCTGCACCAGTTTTTTCATGAACGGCGTCGGCCGCGGCGTGGTGGCGACCAGCATTCGCGGCTTGTCGCCCAGGCGCGTGCCGAGGTGCGCCATTTCGAACACCTCTTGCTGGTAACGCATCCGCCCAATTTCGTCGATGACGGTCAGCTCGCACTGCGGACCGCGCAGCGAGTCCGGCTCCTCGCCCGAGAACATCACGGCGACGGCGCCGTTCGGCCATTCCAGCCGCCGCCGGCTGGCGACCCAGCGCGGTTGCTCGTCGCGCGGCGCGGTGCGGATGATCCCCGCCGGCCCCTCCAGATTGACATCATGAACGTCGGCGGTGGTCGGCGCCACGACATGCACGCGACCGATGCCGGCGCGGATGGCGAGATGCACGCTGCAGGACATGGCGTGCGACTTGCCGGTGCCACGGCCGCCGAGAAACAGCCAGCACCAATCGAGGTCCTCCGGTGGCAGCTGCGCGTCGCGGGCGGCAAAGGTCCAATCGCTGGCAAAATCATCGCCCAGCTTTTTCGATAGGCCGTCAAGATCGGCGTCGGTCAAGTCTTTCATCCGCCGCCGCAGGCGGTGAACCTCCTCGACCTCGGTTAGAAACCGATCAGCCACCCTTGTCGTCCTTCGTTACCTCGCCGTCGATCACCGGGCCGCGAGCAACACGATAGATGGCCTCGCGAATCTTCGCGTAGCTTTTCGGCTCGCGGGTTTGGTCGCGCACCGTCGCCGCTTGCGGCAACACATCGAGGCCGAGAAACCGCGATTGTCGGTCCATCATGCGGATCACCAGGTTCGCCGCTTCCCTGTCGCCGCCGCGCGCCTTGAGAAAATAGACTTGCATCAGATCGTCCAGGCGCTCGAGGTCCAGCTCGACGGTTTTGGCGCGCAGTTCCGGCGTGACGCCGGCACACATGCGTTTGAGGCTTGCTTCGACATCGTTGGTTGAGCACGCCAACGCCTCGGCGATTTGCCACACCGGCACGCCGTTGAGCCGCAAGCGAAACGCCTTGCGGTCCCGCTCGAAGCGCCCGGCGACATCTTCGTAGGCGATGACTTCGGCCGTCATTCGGGTTACCTAGCACGGGAGTTGCGGGGCGGGATACTATGCGCGATGCGAGCAATCGACAACGCCTCACATGCTATCGCAACCGCGCTGAGCGAAGGACTCGACCTGAGTCAGATGGTGGTGACCGCCTGGCGCCGCGACGACGTGCTGCAGCTCGCCGGCGAAGTGGTGCGCGCGCTCGGTGTGTTAAACCCCGAAACCGAACTCGACGACGTGATCTTTAACGCCACCGTCGGCACCATCGTGGAAGTGGCCGCCGCCAACAGCAATGACACCCGCTCGCTCGTTGACTTCGAAGACTCGGCCATGTGCGTGGATGAATTTGTCGCCCTGATCCGGCGCGTGGCCGAGACCTCGGACAAAACATTTTTGGCGCAGGCGCAGAAGCAGGTTCACGCCGCGATCGCGCTGTCGATCGCCGCTCGCCTCGACTGTGTTGAGCTGCAGGACCGCTACCGCAAGGCACCGATTGAGCCGGCGTTATCGTTGGTGACTGAGGTTGCCGACTACTATCGCGATTTTAAGCAGCAGTGCGGCATGATCGACGTGGCTGATCTATTGGCTGGTGAGTTGGAGGCTGTGCCTGGTTGCGCGCTCGTCCTCATCGGCCGCGCGGTGCCGCCGCTGGCGGCACAAGCGCTGCGCCGGATTTTTCCCCAGGCATTCTTCTGCACTTGTTCACTAGGCCACGGAGGCCTATACTCAATTTTTCCGATTCGGAAGGAGGCAACGTGATCAACAGACTGAATCCCGATGGCGTTTCGATCGCCGGGTGCAAGATGATCTATGCGCCCAAAGGACAAGCCGGCGAGTATGCTCCGCTGGCGACGAATCCGTATCGAGGCTGTGGCCACGGCTGCGCTTACTGCTACGTGCCGCTGATCACAAAGCAGGACCGCAAAGAGTTTGACGCCGGGGCCGTGCTGCGCAGGGACTATCTCGAAAACCTGACCAAAGATGCGCGCCGCTATCAGGCCGCCGGCATCACCGAGCAAGTGATGATCTCGTTCACGTCGGACCCCTACCACCTTGGCGACACCACGCCGACACGGCGGGCCTGGGAGATCATGATCGACCACGGACTCGCCATCTGCGCCTTGACCAAAGGCGGCACCCGCGCGTTGCGCGACCTCGATCTATTCCGCCGCAAGCGCGATGCCTTTGCCTGCACGCTGACGTCGCTCGATGAAAGGTTCTCCCGCAAGTGGGAGCGCAATGCGGCGACGCCGGCCGAGCGGATCGTGGCGCTGCAGCGCTTCCACGATTTCGGCATTTTCACCTGGGTTTCGCTCGAGCCGACGCTCAGCGTAGAGGCCAGCCTAGAGTTGGTCGAGGAGACGCACGAATTTGTCGATCTCTACAAGGTCGGCCGCGCCAACTATTTGCCGATGACCAAAAACACCGACTGGCGCGACTACACTCACCGGATGCTCGACCAGCTCGCCCGCTTCGACGCGGCGGCCTACATCAAGAAAGATTTGCAGCCGTATCTGCCGCCGGACTATCCGAACCCGCTGCGCGTTCCGCAGCATCATTGACTTGCTCTAGAACAATTCCAAGGTAGCGCACCGACGCCCCGGTCCTGCCCTCGGCGCGCCATTGCCGCACCAGCTTGGCGCCCATGCGCTGCGCCAGACCGATCAGGCAGCGGTCGATGATCGTGTCCTCCCTGCGATTGAGCCCGACCTGTACGCCCGGCTTGAGCCGCGCCAGCAGCGCGACCGGCGCGGTCATGGCGTTGTGCTTGTACTGAAACCCCAGGCCCTCGGTGATGGCGAAGGCGATCCGCTCCTGCGGCTGCAGCGGCCGGCGCGCGGCGATGATCAACGCTTGCTCCCACGGTGAGCCGTAGGCGTCCAGATCGAAGATGTTGAACCGCGTCAGATCGATGGCGCGCAGCACCCGGCGATTGTCGGCCACGAACATGGTACGCTGATCGCGAAACCATTTTTCATCACAGCCAACGTATTCAGCCGCGCCATGCCACACTGCGTCGTGAAGCTGGCCGGCGCCGGCGAATGCGTCGAATACGCGTGCCGGCGAGATCGCTTGCAACAGATGCCGGCGGATTTCGATCTTGGCTGCCCGCGCGGCTGGATGGTTGTCGGTTTTCTTGGTGGGGTCGTGGTCCTTCACAGCGCGATCGTCCCCAGGTCAACCGACACGCCCTCGAGCTCGTCCGCGATTTTCATCAACTCGCGCAACATCACCGCTTGATGCCGCAGCGGCCCGCGCACGCTGATCCAGAACTCGTCCGAGACCATGCTGGAGTCGATCTCCTCGACGGCGATCGGCGCCGGCTCCTCGGCCAGCTTGGCAATCTCGGCCGCAGAGAAGCCGGCCGAGAGCGCGTCCTCGACGGCGATGCTCTGCAGCGCTTCCATCAGCAACGTGTCATCCCATTTCGAATGTTCGGGCAGGCGGTTGAGCGCCAGGCCGAGCGCCCGATAGGCCGAGTCGCTGAGATCGTGGACGACACGGCAATTGATTTTGCGATGACCGAGGTTCTGACAGGCGACCCAAGTGGCGTGGCCGCCGATGATGGTGCCGTTGGGCTGCACGATGATCGGCGCCACCATGCCGAAGCGACGAATGGAGGCGGCGATCTCGTCAATCTGCGCCGGCGTGTGCCGGCGAGCGTTGTGCGGATCAGGCCGCAGCGATTCGATGGCGCGGTCGGCGTTGGTGACTTTCGTCATCGCTTACAGGCCGGCAGGCCAGGATACCGCCGGCAGACCGCAGTCCGCACCGCGCGCTGTTGCGCCGGCGTGCCGTGCTGCTTCACCCGGCCGAGCGCGCTGATGCCGTGCTGGCGGGTGTGGATCGGATAGGCCCGCGAGCCGGGAAATACGAACGAGGTTTTCGGCAGCGCGTTGCGCCGCGCGGCGTTGAGCTTGGCCATGGTGGCCTCCCTTCGTTGTGCGGTAATCTTAGCACGGGAGTTGTGGACAGGTGGAGGACACCATGCCAGGACTGATGTACGGCGGCAGAGTGGCTCGCGGTGGTGGTGGTGGTGGTGGACACGGCCCGTCGATCAAGAACCCGTCGACCTATGAGGCGCTGAAACGCTGCGGGCATTCCAAGGAATCGGCCGCGCGCATTTCGAATTGGGCTTTGAAGTCCGGCTACAAGCGCGGCCAGCACCGCTCCGGCGGCAAATGCTGAATGAGCCGAGAGCAAGAATTGTTTTTGCTAACGCTGATGTGGGCCGCCGCGATGCTGATCATCCTGGGCATCGTCATCGGCGTTTTCGAAAGGCCACTGTGACAGGCTTGACGCGAGCGGCATTTCATCCGACATGTACTCGCGTTGTCCCTTCCTACATGCTTCTTCGAAGGCCGCGCCCGCGCCCCCCACGGGCGCGGTCTTTTGTTTCAGCCCTTCGATATCGTGCAGGGCAGCCTTGTCCATGAACCAGGTGCCCGGCTCGAGCCGCGAGCGTCCAGGCTCGGCGATTTGCTTGCGCGCGAAAAATTCCTGTTTAGGCACGAAGCCTTCGATCCAGCAGCGAGAGAAATCGTCCTCGTCGATGCTAACGCTGACCAGGTGATCGAAGCGCTTCTCCCAATAGATATCGTTGCAATCGCGTGACCAAATCAGCTTGAACGGCGCAAGCGTAGTCTTGACATCAAGCAGCAGCCCGGACGGGAGCGCAATGTCGGCGCCGTGATCGGGGAGGAAACTGCAATTGACCGCCTGCTTGGGATCGAGGTCGAAATACAGCGCGGTCGCGATCTCGCCAACCTTACCCTGCCACTGGCGCCGCAAGTTTGATTCGGTGCCACGGTTGCCGGAACGGGCGCGCGAGGCAGGTGAGCCGCCGTTGGCATAGACCCAGATCATGACCTCGGCGACGGTGCGGGCGTAGCCTACCCATCGCTGCGGCACGATCACCGGCTTGCGATGGCGATTCATTCCGCCGCCTCTAGCAGCTGCACTTCCAAGCCCCACGCATCCCAGCCCTTGCGCGGCGCCCCGCGACGGTTGAGTTCGATCTTGGGCACGTTCGGGAAGTATGCTTCGATCAGTTCCAGAAATTTTTCCGGCTTGGTGCTGTGCTTGCCGACGGCCGCCGCGATTGCGGATTCCCATTGATCGCCATCGGCCGGCGCCGGGATTTTGCCGCGCACGCCGACCAACAGCAGCTCGTGCTTGTTGCGAAACCAGTAGCCGGTGCCGGCCTTGTTCTTCACCCACACCGCGCTCGACTTGTAGCTGAAGCCCCAGGCCGCCATCACCTCGAGCGCTTGCGGCAGCATTGGCACCGTGGCCCACAGCCACAGCACACAATCGTCGGCGGCGATCGAGGCCACATCGCGCTGCTTGATCGCCTCTAGCTCCGACGTGTCATAGTGGTTGTCGGCCGAGCTGTTGGTCTTTCCCTTCTCCGACCAAAAATTGAACCGCCATTCCGGGTCGGCGAGGATTACCGCATATTTTTTCTTCGGCAGCGCCAGCAGTTTGTTGGCGAGCTTCTGCTCGCGTGCTTGCCGCTGTGAGCGCTTGACCTGATGACGTTCCGCGCGCGCCTGCCTGATCACCGCCTGGTTGTTCAAGGCATGGGCGGCTGCGATCGCACAGGCCTTGGCAGTCTCGCGCTCGTATTTGTCGGCCGGTGCGTTCTTTGCTCTGCGCGCCGCCTTGGCCAAGTCCTTGTCCACGCCCTGGTCGAGAAGGGTCGGCCGATGATCGGGGGATTTAACCCCCCGATCCTTGCGCGGCCGCGCCTTTGAGCCACCCGGCGGCTTCGCCAGCTTGCCGGCTTCGCGCAGCTCCCCCATCAGCTCGCCAAGCCGACGCACGGCGTGACGTTTCAGCCTGACGGCATTGCCCGCAAGCTCGGCATCCCTGCACTGGTAGGCGTAGACCTCGATCGCAAGCGCCTTGTCGCGAATCGCCTTGACCTCGTCGATGCGTGTGGCCGCCGCCAGCTCGCGGCGGGCGCGGTCGTAGTGTACTGGCAATTTCAACACGACTCACCCCTCTGACAGTTCGGTGGCTCCGCGTCCTCGATTTGCACGCGACCTTCCCGCAACAGCCGGCGCAGGATCGGGCCGGCAAACTCGCCGGGATAAGGGACGGTCTTGCGCGGTGGCAAAATCAACGTGCCGCCCTCGCCGTCTTCGATTTCGAGCGGCTCGCTGGTCATGTTGGTTAGGCGAATGTCGAGGCGCATAGCCGGGAGCCTAGCACGGGAGTAGCGGCCGGACACCCCCCGCCGGCCCTTGTGGCCTAGGCCTGCCCCCCCTTCCCCAAACGCATATCGGCCTGCGTCCAGGGCATGTCGATTTATTTCCCCTAGGCCCTTGTGGCCTAGGCCATGCCGACCTATCTCATGGGTGAGGGAAGGGATAGGCCCGACCCTCGGAGCAACAGGAGAGACGACCATGACGACCCGCACCCGAGCCGCCTTCCGCGCCTGGGAAACCCGCCGCAACCCGGCGTTCAAGGCCTGGAAGACCCGCCGCAACCCGGCGTTCAAGGCCTGGAAGACCCGGCGCGCCAACGCCATCTGATCCCCGGCCCGACCCCCCCC